CGTGGAACTCTGGTCATCGTCCAGGAACAACTCCACAACAATGGGGTATGGCCCGTGTAAACTCTTACATCACAAAAGGCAAAGGCACTTATTATGGTGCAGATAAGGATCTCCACGAGCAAAAAGAGTTGGACGAAAATAGACTATCAAAGATTGAAGAAGAAATGACATTGTGGAAATATAATCCTGCTTCTGGTCTATGGAAATCAGAAAGAACAGTTACACCAGAAACAAAAGACAAATGGCTTGAAATCTTTAAGAAAGATGATCCTAAAGCTAAGTTTATTGTATCAAAAAATAAACCGGGTACTAAAGCACATCTAAAAGAAGAGGACGAAAAGAGACTATCAAAAGTACCAAAAGACAAAGAATCCGGTCTACCAAAAAAATATGTAGCTGGTTTATCCAAATCAACGGCTAAAGCACGGGCTTCTCATTGGAAAGAAAAAGATAAATTAAGCGACAGTGATCCACGAGCATATGAACCCGCACCCGGTGACGCAACTGCTAAGACTAAGGAATCTAAACATACAAAAAAATATCGTGATATGTTTGGTAAATGATTCCAATCGATAAAAGAAATATCGATATATTCATGTAATATTTTTATTGACTTTAATTTGCCGCAATAGTATAATGTTATTATATCTCACTCTAATGAGAGGATTCAGGCTCAATTCCTGATTGCGGCTTCATATGCCAAGTTGTGCCAAGGTAGCTCAGTGGAAGAGCGTCGGTCTGAAAAGCCGAGCGTCGGAGGTTCGACTCCTTCCTTTGGCACCAATTTTGCCGGAGTGGCTCAGCGGCGACAGCAGCAGTTTTGTAAACTGCCATTCTAACAACGGGGGTTCGAGTCCCTCCTCCGGCACCAATTTTATGTGGGTCTTCTATTGTAAATGCGGCTAATCCAATGGCGCGTATGAAGATAAGGTTTGGACATATTCCTAGGAAATATGAAAATCTAAATTTCTCGAAAGAGAATGCCCGCTCCAATGTTTTCGATGATGTGTTTCAATTTATGGTGGGCGTGGTGTAATGGTAGCACGGCTGTCTGTGGAACAGTAGGTATGGGTTCAATTTCCCGTCGCTCACCCCAAATGTATGCGTTCAACGACATTTATGATTCCCGTGTCAGTAAAAAAAGACGGCACTTTATGGAGAGACAGCCATTGGCGTGGCACACCGCCTTGAAAGCGGCTAAGCCTTTACGGGCAATATCGGTTCAACTCCGGTTCTCTCCGCCATTTCATGGAAGGTCGGTAAAGTCGGCGCGTTACACTGGTTTGCTAAACCAGCCACCCTTTAAAGGTGGAAAGGGTTCGAATCCCTTACCTTCCGCCAAAAATAGGAGTTTTTCTTGAATCGCAACAATACCAATTTCTCCGTGAAAAATATTTTGAGTCATGTTTCACCTTTTATTCAAGGTGAAATGGATGGTCTTTGTGGCCTTTATGCTATCGCAAACGCTATCAGATATATTCATGGTGAAAATATCAACATGAAAAAATATAAGTCTATTTTTCAAACTAAAGATTTATCGACAATCTTTCATAGAGGTATGGGAGATGATGATATGATTAAACATTTGAATAGATGTTCAAAGATATTGAAATATTGTGGTGGCTATAGTGTATTAAATAACGTTCGGGAAGTTCCACCTCTTGCTTTTAATTGCGTTATCGTTGCAGTTGATAAATCGAAAATACTCTGGGATGAACCACATTATACAGTGGTAGTCGGAAATACACCAACCCATTACACCTTTTACGATGGTATCTATGGACATTTTCGCTTACCACGAGAGTTATTTTCTTTCAAATCCAAGAAAAACAAGATAAGAATATTTCAAAAAAATATGTTTCTAGTCTATTGACATGAAATCTATTCCATGATAGAATATGGCCATGTTTGTTTATATCAAAAATACATCCGCAAAGCGGAAAATCGTTAAATCAGCCAAGCTTTTAAAAGCGGAGAACGATCATCGGAAATTCCTTATTTCTGTTGGTTATGTCAAGAATATTGGGAAATCATCTAATAGTAGGACATTGGTCTCGGAAACTAAGAGTACAGATTTGAACCCTGGATTTTCAGCCATTCCATCTTCCGAAATGATTCCCACTGGTGGTGGTTTCAAAAAGTCCATTGATGATTATAAATGGAAAACTGGCTGTATGGAATCAAAGGAAACAATCAACGCTATTGAAGCTAAGAAAAAGCAAATCGCCCCCATTTGCAATAAAGGCGCATATATGCTTATTACGGATGAAAAAGATTGGAAAACTGCTGGACGGAAAGTCTAAGTATATGAAAATGACACTTGAAGAAGAAAATACCAAACTTAAAAATATTTTGAAGTCTCTTTTGCCAGAAAAATCCGGACAATATTTCATCTGTGGTGAAATTGGTGAAAAAGACAATGCTAATCTTCCTGAATATATTTTGGTGTGTCCAGAATATGGTGCAGATGGATTTGCTGTATATAAAAAAGATAAAGATTATGCTTCACCCGGTTATTGATATGAAACTTAAATCAGTTCATAGACAAGTCTGGCGTCAAGTCCGAAATCAAGTCTCGGATCAAGTCTGGCGTCAAGTTCGAAATCCAGTCTGGGATCAAGTCCGGCATCAAGTCTCGGATCAAGTCTGGCGTCAAGTTCGGAATCAAGTCTGGCGTCAAGTCCGGAATCCAGTCTGGGAACAAGTCTGGAATCGAGTTTGGGATCCAGGCGTCAAGCCTCGGCTCAAGTGAAATACGAAATTACATAACATCTTATGAAGGAGTAACATAAATATGGAATACAATATGACAAAAACACAGGCTCTAGTTATAGCAATTGCATTAATTGGTATTGGAACACTAGCTGCATATTCAGCAAAAAGTCAGGAAATCAAATACGATTACAGACCAAAATATAATTGTAATCCCGGCATTACAGCAAATAAAGATAGTTCTACAACGTATGCTTTACCATATCCAACATTTTCCAAAGGTGAAAAGAATGATCGGGGAGAACCAACAGTAAATGTAAACTGGAAGGGTTTTATTCTGTTCAAGCAACAGGATAAAAATGGTGTTTCGATATCTCAAAACTGCGATAAGTAAATGAGACACACTACCATAGAAGAACAGTTTTATGGACCAGAACCAATCTGGACTAACAATAGAGAAATTACTAGTTCGGAATTAGGTATAGCTTACAATTGGTATAATTATTTTCATGACAACAAGGTAGCTAAAAAATATGTTATTGATTATCTCAAATCTCAAAAAACAGGTAAAGAAATATTGGGCAGAATTTCAACTCTATCTGACGAGAAATTCTCTACCATTGGATGGACTTGTCGCATTGTTAATCGTGGTGGTATTTTATCTAATGCTTCCAAAGAATGGTTGAAAGATAGATTACAATCAATTATCTATGATGCAAAGCCTAAAGAGGCCAACAAAATTGTTGGTGTAAATATTCAACAAAGAATGGCCATTCAACTTGATTCGTGTATTGCTGAATTTGAGGATCAGTTAGATAAATTTATTACGAATGGTTATAAGACTAATTTCAAGCCTTATGATTGGCTTCGTTCAAAAGATGTAAAAAGTCCCAACGCAAAAAAGATCGTCAAATTTTATGAACCAAAGCTTCATGAAATCGATGAAGTTTTGGAAAATACCGATGTTCAACTCAAAGAAGCATATTCATTTATGTCAAAACCAGAATTGAAGCGATTGCTTGAATTCTATACCAATATTATTACAGATTGTGGGCAGATTTCCCATAACTCCAAAATTTCCAGAAAGCCTCGCGCTAAAAAGAGGAAAACATTGGATCAGATTGTATCAAAGATCAAATACAAAACTCAGGATGATACTTTCAAAATAAAAAGTATTTCTCCTACAGAATTGATTGGAACAATGTCGTTGTGGATATTCAACACAAAGACACGGAAGCTTGGTGTTTATCATGCTGCTAATCCAGATGGTCTAAATATAAAAGGTACAACCATTTTGAATTATGATGAAAAGAAATCCATCAATAAGACTATTCGGAAACCGGATCAGATTTTGCCTAATGTGACACAAGGTGGAAAAGTGGGTCTAAGAAATCTTATGGATGATATCAATTCAAAAGAAACACCACTAAATGGTCGTATCAATAAAGATATAATTTTATTGAGGGTCACCAAATGAATTTAACAAATACAGCAGTTACGGCAACAAGCAATACTGAAAATAATATTTTGAAGTTTCCCGAAAATAGAATTGTCCGTGGAAGACCCATAAACAAAGAACAATTCAATGAAAATATAGCAGAACATAAAATAAAATATGTTGATTACATCATTTCCAAAAATATGTCAAAGCTTTATGCTAAACTCGGCCTGGAAGGAATTAATACGGAAACAGAACAATTCTATAAAGATTATTCTTTTACTGTCGAAAGTCTTAGATCGGCTTTGTATAGAGCCATGGAAATTGAACATCCTATACAGGATTTTGTCGATACACATTTTCAAATCAAAGACGAAGAGGTATCTTCAGAAGATTCCTGATTGACAATAACATAAAAATATAATATAATATACATTATGAAGTTAAAATCAGTTGATGAACAAGTCCTGTCTAATATCGGGAATCAAGTGATATATGAAATCGGTAATCGGTATGAACAGTGGTACGAAATATATCAATACATAATCAAGTCCGATCTAAAGTCTCGGATCAAGTCTGGAATCAAATCTCGGCCCAAGTACGGAATAAAGTCTGGGATCAAGTTCAGAATCAAGTCTCGGCCCAAGTACGGAATAAAGTCTGGGATCAAGTCTGGTATGAAGTTATAGATCAAGTCAGAGTTCAAGTCAGGGCTCAAGTACGGAATCAAATGAAACATGAAATTAATACCGGTACATAAACAAGTCTCGAATCCAGTCTGGGATCAAGTCTTGAATCAAGTCTGGGATCAAGTTCAGGATCAAGTTCAGGATCAAGTCTTGAATCAAGTCCGGGATCAAGTTCAGAATCAAGTCTTGAAACAAGTCTGGGATCAAGTCTGGTATGAAGTTATAGATCAAGTCAGGGCTCAAGTACGGAATCAAATGAAACATGAAATTGGTACCAGTACATAAACAAGTCTTAGAACAAGTCTGGGATCAAGCCTTGGGTCAAGTATCAAGTCAAGTCTGGGATCAAGTCTGGGATCAAGTTCAGGATCAAGTCTGGCATCAAGTTTGGTATCAAGTTCAGGAACAAGTCTCGACTCAAGTACGGAATCAAATAAAACATGAAATTAATACCAGTATATAAACAAGTCTGGGAACAAGTTATGGTTCAAGTCCGAAATCAAGTCTCGGATCAAGTCGCGGTTCAAGTCAGGGCTCAAGGCTGGGATCAAGTCTGGCGTCAAGTTCGGAATCCAGTCTGGGATCAAGTTCAGGAACAAATCTCAAAAAATAAAGTCTGGAATTAAGTTCAAATATAATCGTGAATTTTTATAGTGGAGAAATGTTTTGTTACTTATTGATCTAAATCAGATTGTTCTGTCCAATCTAATGATGCAGATTGGTTCTGGAAAAATCAAACTTGAAGAAAATCTTATTCGCCATATGGTTCTGAATACTTTAAGAATGTATACAAAGAAATTCAAACATGATTATGGTAATATTGTTATTTGTTGCGATAGTAAGCATTATTGGCGCCGGGATTATTTTCCGTATTATAAAGCAAATCGCAAGAAAGATCGAGAAAAATCCAAACTTGATTGGACAGTTATATTTCACACAATGGATAATCTTAGAAGAGAATTTTCTGAATATTTTCCCTATAAGGTTATCAATGTAGAAGGTACCGAGGCGGACGATGTTATTGCCGTTCTTTGTAAAAAATATAGTAATGTTGAACCTATATTGATTCTTTCTTCGGACAAGGATTTCACTCAACTCCAGAAATATACCAATGTGAAACAATATAGCCCGATAGCCAAGTCTTTTCTAAAATCCGATAATCCTCAAAAATATATCCGCGAGCATATTTTATTGGGCGACCGCGGTGACGGTATTCCTAACTTTATTTCTCCCGACAATACATTCGTAATTGGTGTCAGGCAAAAAGTCATAAATAGAAAGAGGTTGGAATCATGGATCCATCAAGAACCGGAATCTTTTTGCGATGATAACATGCTTCGTGGGTATAAGAGGAATCAAATGTTGGTCGATTTTGATTATATTCCGATGAATATCATTGAAAAAATCGTTAAAGCTTACGATGATGCCATTCCAGCTTCCAAAACAAAAATGTTGAATTATTTTATTGAAAAGCGATTGAAATCACTTATTGAAACTATAGATGAATTTTAAGGAAATAAAATGAGAAAACTTATATGTGAAATATTCGATGAAATAGAAAATGCAAAAACCAAAAAAGATCGCCTGGCCATATTGAAGTTTAATGACAGATATGATTTACGATGTGTTCTTCGTGGTACATATCATCCAGGAATCAAGTATATTGTGGAATCTGTTCCGTATTACAAGCCATCCGATGCTCCACATGGTCTCTCTGGTAATACAATAATAAACGAAATAAAACGAGTTTATCTTTTTGAGGAAAATAATCCAAAAAGACCAACAAATCTATCAAAAGAAAAAACTGAAAAAATATTGATTCAGATTTTAGAAAGCCTGGAAGCAAAGGAGGCAAACGTCTTTATGAACATGCTTTTAAAGAAACAAAAAGTTAAGGGACTGGATTATAAGCTTGTCAAAGAAGCTTATTCCGATCTACTACCTTGAAAAATGAAATATTTGTCATGTCAGCTTTCTAAACCGGAGAAAAACATGGCGAGAAAAAAAAGAACAAAATCTAAATTAATAAAAGTTTTAGAAGATACAAATACAACAAAAAAATATAAGCCAACAATCAAGGATTGTGAAAAGTGGTTTATTGTCTTGAACAAAGAAATATTTGACAACAAATTGAAATTTTTTAGGAAAATAGAAATTCGGCGCCGACATGGTTGTTGGGGCGAAATAACTGCGAATGAGACAAAAATTAATCGCTTTTCCACATTATCATTAAATAATTCTTTCAAGTCTAAAAAACATTTTATAGAAGTTCTAGGTCATGAAATGGTTCATCATCATCAGTGGACAGTGTTAAACGATAATTTAACGCATGGTGAAAGTTTCATGGAATGGAAATCCAAATTTAGCAAATTTGGAATGTCACTAACCATAGCTTCGTAAGGAGGTAAAAAACGAAATATTATGGGTAAGTCTTATAATTCTTATAACAAAAGAAACTACGAATATGACTATGAAGAAGAAAACAAAAAGATCGGTCCTAAACCGAGACAAGATGAAAATAACACCAGACGACAACTGAAAAATAGAGATTTGTTGAAAAAATGGCAAAATTACAACATAAACGATGAAGATTACTATTAAATTTATTTAAAATGTTTGTGTGGATGATAAATATAAATGAGTTTTTTGAATCACAACATTCCAACAATAACTTGCTTCATTAGAAATGAATATCTTTTCAATCATAAGCAAGGTCATGGCGAATATA